GGTATATTTCGTTGACCATATTCATTATTTCCCCAAGTAATTACAGTACCATCGTCTTTTAAAGCAACACTATGTCCTTGTCCACATTTAATATCAATAATATCTACTAAATCTACATCCTCAAATGTTTCATATTGATCATAAATATTACTTCCCCAAGTAAAGGCTCTCCCATCCATTTTTAAAGCAACACTATGGCTAGATCCACAAGTAATAGCAGTAATATTATCAAATACCAAATTCTCGCTTAACCATGCAGTATTTACTCCTTTTGGTATATTTATTGGTACAGTTGATTTAAATGTTTTTCTATTTACAATCAAAGGTGTATCTTTGGATAAATCAAGTTGTACTCCTCCGTGTTTATTAATATTATTTAATATATATTTAGTATTTAACGAAAGTGTATTATTATTTTGGTAAACAGAACTATCAGAAGAGCTACTTTCTGATGAACTTTCTGAAGAATCAGGTGATTGGTCAACTGAATTATTATTATCTTTTTCTGTATTCTTATCTATATTTTTATCTTTTTCTGTATTCTTATTTATATTTTTATCTTTTTCTGTTGTTTTTTCTATAACAGCTTTATTATTAATCAATTCTAATTCTATTAATTCTTCATATTTATCTGTAAATCTTATTTGAAAGTTTTTATTAATATGAGTAGTAGTAATCATTTGTATAGTAATAGGAAATATAGGTTTAATATTGTCACTATTTAATTTTTTATCTTTTATATCAGAAATTACAATTGGTTCAATATTAACGAGAGTATTATCATTTGGAATAATATTGTCATTCGGAATGGTATTATCATTTGGAATAATATTGTCATTCTCTGAACTAACTATAGGTTTATCAGTTTCAAAAACTATCCATTTAGGAGTTTCAAAAATCCCATTTTTATTTCGATAGATATTACCAATTTTTATATCAGGATTAGAATATAAAATAACTTCTTCATTATTTCTAATTGGTCGTGTTAATTTCTTATCAAGTGCAATTTGAAAATTATCCCAACTAGAAAGGTCTTCTGTTGTAAAATTATTCTGATTGGAAATGTCTTTGACTGTAGAACCATATAATGTTTCGAAAATATATTTAGAAGGTAAATCAATAGTAAATGATAATTTATCATCACTTATTTTAAAATTGGATTTTTTTAAATCATGAATTTTTTCTACTTTCAAGTATTTTGGTAAATTATATTGACCTAATCTATTATTACCCCATGTAATAACAGTGTTGTCATTTTTTAATCCAACATTATGATAACTACCACAACTAACATATTTTATATTTGATAATTCAGTTTCAGGAAATTTCTTATGCTGTTCTTTATCTTGATCACCCCACATTATGATGTTATTTTGATTAGTTACATCATCAAGTGTAGGTAATTGTTTATCAATATCTATTAGGGAACCACCTATTAAATTCAAATATTTTTTTTTATATTTTAAATATTTTTTATGATATAGAGATTTATTATTCATATATTAAAAATTAGATTTTATATAAAAAGTATTACGTCTGATTATCACAAGAAATATTGAAAAAAAATTATTATATACTAAATTACATTTATTAATGAATCATATGTTGAATTTGGCTAGTAAATATGCGGAATCTCGTTGTACTTGCAAGAATGACCATAATGGTCATTCTAATATTGGCTGTATTATATACAATAAGTATTCTATTTTACGCGTATGGGATAAATAGATATAATATAGACTATAAATTTACTTCTATACATGCAGAAATGGATGCTGTTTCAAAATTGAAATCATCTGAAAAGTGCAAGAAGGTAAATGTTGTAGTCTTTCGTGTTAATAATAGCGGTACTAAACTATGTATGGCTAAACCATGTTGTAACTGTGCGAAAGGAATTAAAGATGCATTCGAACACAAAAATTATAAATTGAAAGCTAACAAGTGTTGGTATACTAATGAAGTAGGTGAATTAGAATATATTAAAATTTAATTTATTATTTTTTTTAAATATAAATCGTATTAACATATAATATTTTTTATACCAATAAAATTTTTAATATAGTTAAGTATAAGTTAAAGTATGAGTTGTAATACTTCAGAAATAGGATATAAAAAGAAGGATTATACAGAAAGAAACATATATAAATTGATAAGACCTACATCAACTGGTTTATTTTTAACAGATACTAGAGTTGGAGGTTATCTAATATCAAAACATGGAATAGAATTATGTGGTAATGATAATTATAAAAGTATAGATAATGTAAACATTGGGTTAAAAAAACCAGGACTTGCTAAATTTAATAACATTTCGTTAGATAATATCCAAGTTAATGGAACATTAAGTGTAGAAAAAATAAATGGTGCTTTTATTGGTTCCGATATTTCTGGATATGCAAATTTTCTTGATGTTTCTTGTAGCAGTCTAACAATTGGTAATATGAAATATCCAAACACCGATGGTTCTAATGGACAAATTTTAAAAACAGATGGTTCTGGTAATATTACATGGGAGTCTTCGATTTTTAATCTATCTTCTCTTAATGAATTATCTGATGTGTTAATTGAAAATAGTTCCATGTATCTAGGACATGATCCTGTTGCTACTACATCCGATGCTATCAATAATATAGCAGTAGGTATGACATCGTTAGATTCTATAACAACTGGTGATAATAATACAGCTGTTGGTTATAATGCATTAACCAATTTACAATCTGGTGGAGGGAATGTTGCAATTGGTTCAAAAGCAGCATATAATTTAACAACCGGTGGCGAGAGTGTTTTTATTGGTTATAATGCAAGACCTTATTCTAGTACTTCGAGTAATGAAATTGTTATGGGGTGTGGTACAGTAGGATGTGGTAATAATTATGCCATAATAGGTAATTCAAATATTACACGTCTTTATGCTGCGAATGATGGAGAAGCTCAAGTATATGCTTCTGGTTTAACCATTTCATCGGATAGAAGATTAAAGAAAGATATTGTAAAGACTAGACTTGGATTAGATTTTATTAATAGTTTAAATCCAGTATCTTATAAATTTATTGAAGATAGACAAGGTGGTCAAACTCATCAAGGTTTAATAGCTCAAGAGGTAGAAGAAACAATGAATTCTTTTGATATGTTGGAAGAAGATAATTTTTTAGTAAATTATGATAAAAACGAGGATAAATATAGAATGAATTATAATGAATTGATTTCACCTTTAATAAAATCAATTCAAGAATTAGATACAAAAAATGAAGACTATAAAAGTTATAATGATAAAATGTTAATATCATTAATAAAAGATAATAAGAACAAGAGTGTCCATTATAATTTAAAATTTAGTAATCTCGAAAATAAATTGGACAGTATTAATTCAATAGATAAATTAGAAGATACGAGTAAAACTGAGATAGATGTATTAAAATGCAATATCAAAGAATTATTTAATAAAACTAAGAATCAAGAAATAAAATTCAATAATATTGAAAATTTAAATAAATTAAAAAATGATAAATTAATATTATTAGAGAATGAAAATAATAATTTAAAAAATCAACTTCAAGATTTACATGAAAAAGTTGATTTAATATTAGGAAGAATGAATAAATATCAAATCTTTTCTGGAACAAAAAAAATAGATAGATTAACCTAGTTGTTTGGCGACACCATATTTATTGATTAGATTATTTACAAGTGTAATATATTCTACTTCAGAATCATATGTATCTTTTCCTTTATTTTTTAACCAAGCTGCATGTTTTGATTTTCCTTTAAAATCTAAAAATCCTGGTTCTGGTTGATTATTATTCCCAATAGTAGCCTGTTTATAAAGTCCATACAATTCTAATAAATCATTATCGGATGGTGTCGTTTTTAACTCTTTGACAATTTGTGCAGCTAATAAAAATTCCTTTGAATTTGTGCTCATTATTTAAAAAATAGTAACTATTTTTTAAATATATTTTTTAAATTTAATAATATTTTAATAATATTTTAATAATATTTTAATAATATTTTAATAATATTTTAATAATATTTTAATAATATTTTAATAATATTTATGCATTATTATTATTACCTCTTTGTTGTTGCATTGCTTGTAATTGTGCTTGAATACTTTCCATTTCCTCCTTAGATAAATCTTGTTCAGCAATTTCTTCTTCTTCTTCTTGTAATTGTTTATTATGTTTTAATTTAGGAACTCTTTGTTGGGATTGCATTTCCATTTGGTCGGGTGTTTCCATTTCTTGTTGGCGTTGGTCCTGTATTTCTATTTGTTGTTGAGTTTGTAAATCTATTGGCTGATTATAATTTTGAGGCATCTGTTGATATTGATTTCCTTGTTGTAATCCTTCTAACATTTCTACAGGAACTGTAACATATCCTGGAGGAGGTTGAGGAATATTTTCTTCTAAATTTTGAGTGTCTATGTTATTAATATTTTTATTATTTTTACCAAATGTTGTATAATAATAGATTACACCTACTAATACAATAGCACCAATTAAGTATAATCCTTTTTTTGTTGAAATAAATGAGGTTATTTTGGAAATTATCCCTATTTGATCTACAATAGTTTCTTCAACTTTAGATGACATATATATTAAAAGTTAATATTATTTATTTTGGTTCTAGACGTTCGTTTATATAATTGTATTAAAATTTTTGTTACGCTAAAAAATATTGAATTAAAGTCTTATTATTTTTAAAAGATAACCCATAATGTCAAAAGTTAATAATATTACAAAATGTATTATTCCATGCTTAAATAATATTTTCAATGAAAAATTAAAACATGTTAGTAATTCGTGGTATTTAGATAATAATAGAAATTTGTATAAAATTATGTTATATGAAGATGGATATTTAATATCTAGTGATTCAGAATACCCAGAGGAGATTGCTAAATTACCAAATGACAATATTTTTAAAAGTATTAAAATTTATCTTGATAAAGTAAATAGATGTGACTACGTATCAAATAGAGAATCGATATTTAAATTTAGTTTTACTTTGAAGAATACTGTATATCATTACGTGTTTAATAATATATTAAAAGAAGAGTCCGTTTTTAATAAAATACAAATAGATAGTAGAAAACGAAAAAGAAGTTATTCTCAAGAAATAGTTACTACTGATAAAAAAAGTAAGAAAATAGATTGGTCAAAAATGGTTTCTGCATCTAGAGTACGAAACTATTTGTTAAATGATACCTTAGTAGATTGGTTAAATGAATACAATGTAAATAGTATAGATTCGGATATTTCAAAAGTAAAACCAAATTCTCGTAGTAGTGTTATCAGTTATCGCGAAGATTATAATGTTGATGAATTTACTAGACATATCATGGAACAAGGAAACATATTTGAAAAGGAAGTTATCAAAATTCTTGGTGGAAAGGTTAAAATAGTACAAGCATCAGAATCATTTCAAGCAAGAGAAGTTAGAAATTTTAATTATACTAAGAAATTAATGAAAGAAGGAATTCCAGTTATTTTTCAGGCTGTTTTACACGATTATGAAAATTCAACTTATGGATGTCCTGATTTATTAGTTAGGTCAGATTATTTAAATAAAATTTTCAATCAAGAATTGCTAACAGCAGATGAATTAAAACATAAAAGTATTAAATTAGGCAAAGACTATTATTACGTAGTTGTTGATATTAAACACTCTACCTTGCATTTTAATGTTGACTTTACAACTTTAAGAAATAGTGATAGTGTACCCGCTTATAAAGGTCAATTATATATTTATAATGAAGCTCTCGCAAAGGTTCAAGGTCATAATCCAATGAAAGCTTTCATATTGGGAAAGACTTGGAATTGGAAACAACAAACTGGGACAAATTTTATGGAAAAATTAGGTACTATTGATTATGATGGATTTGATTCAAATTACGTACAACAAACACATGATGCAATTAATTGGGTTTTACGTGTTAGAAATGAAGGCAATCAATGGAAACTGACACCTTTACCATCTATTCCTGAATTATATCCAAATATGAATAATGAACGAGATGGTGATTGGAAACAGTTAAAAAGTGAATTATCCAAGTCGATAAATGAGATAACTGCATTATGGATGTGTGGAGTTAAAAATCGTAATACAGCACATAGTAATAATATCTTTAGTTATAAAGATAAGGAATGTTGTTCAAATCTATTGGGATTTAAACCTGGTAATGTTTCTGATACATTAGATAAAATTATAGAGATTAATCGAGTCGATATAACACACGTT